GAAGAAGATAAAACCCGAAACTCAGAACGCTCCAAAATTATCTCCCCTGCCCTACAACAAGCGGTTGAATCGGCTGTTGCTGAGATTGAAGAAGCCACTTTTGGTCGTGGAAAATTCTTTGATATTCGTGATGATATGCTTGATGAACAACCTGAAGACGTAATTTTCCTTAGAAATCAACTACATAAAGACTTTAAAAAGACAAAAGTTAGAAAGTCGGTAGCTGAATGTCTTTTGAATAGTGCGATTTATGGCACGGGTATTGCTGAAATCGTCATTGAAGAAGAAAAAGAAATGCGCCCTGCAAGTCAGACTTTTATGGAAGGTCAAATGCAAGCGGTTGGTGTCAACATTGTGGACAGAACAGTGTGTAAATTACGCCCTGTACAGCCTAGAAACTTCCTAATTGACCCCGTGGCTACCTCTGTAGAAGACGCTATTGGCGTGGCTATAGACGAATTTGTCCCTTATCACCAAGTAGAACAGCTACAGGAGTCAGGAGTCTACCGAGAAGCGGATTTACGCTTTGATTACTACGATAATGACCTTAATGCTGACCCTGAACTGACTGACCAGCCTGACGAAAAAATTAGATTGACCAAGTATTACGGGCTTATTCCTAGGTTCTTAATGGAAAAAGAAGAAGATTTTGAAGCTGATGAGAATGATGGACACTACATTGAGTCTATTGTGGTCGTGGCTAATGGTGGAATACTACTCAAAGCCGAACGAAATGCTTTTATGATGAATGACCGGCCTGTTGTAGCCTTCCCTTGGGACATAGTTCCAGGTCGTTTCTTTGGTCGGGGTATTTGTGAAAAGGGTTATAACTCCCAAAAAGCCCTTGATGCAGAGCTTAGAGCCAGAATAGATGCCTTGGCATTGACTGTTCACCCCATGATGGCTATGGATGCTACCCGATTACCTAGAGGTTCTAATAATGAAATTAGACCTGGAAAAGTATTACTGACTAATGGTGATCCTAGAGAAGTGCTACAACCTTTTAATTTCGGGCAGGTAGGACAGATTACCTTTGCTCAAGCAGATGCCCTTCAGAAGATGGTACAGACCGCTACAGGGGCGATAGATTCAGCAGGGATTCCAGGTTCTATCAATGGAGAAGCTACTGCTGCGGGTATCTCAATGTCTCTGGGGGCTATAATCAAGCGTCATAAGCGCACATTGATTAACTTCCAAGAATCATTCCTTATTCCGTTTGTTAAAAAGATTGCCTATCGGTATATGCAGTTTGAGCCTGATATTTATAGGGCAAGTGATTATGAGTTTGAAGTCACCTCTTCACTAGGCATTATAGCTAGGGAATACGAAGTCACCCAGTTGGTACAACTATTACAGACTATGGGGTCTGACTCTCCGTTATATCCGGTGTTGATACAGTCCATTATCGACAATATGAACATATCTAACCGTGAGCAACTACAACAGATTATTGCTCAAGCTAGTCAGCCTAATCCACAGGAACAGGAAGCACGACAAGCTGAACTACAGGCTAGGCTACAGTTTCAAGCCTCTCAAACTAATACGCTTAACGGACAGGCGGCAGAATCATACGCTAGGGCTGAGAAAATTGTTCAGGAAACTAAAGCGATTCCTGTTGAGCTTGAGATTGACCAGATTAACGCTGCAACCAAAAACCTAAAGGCGGGTGACGCTGATGATAAGGAGTTTGAGCGCAGAATGAAGGTAACGGATAAGTTACTTCAGGAAAGAAAACTCAACCTAGACGCTGCTATTAGGGCAGATCAGGCAGATACTAACCGAGCAAGACAACAGCCTACGGAGAATCGTCCTAACTAATGTTTAACAGTATTATATTAGACTCTACCGAAGAGCAAAAAAAATATGACACAGCTAGAGATGCAGCTTATGCAGAAATGTTTAGTACTGAAGGTTGGAAATATTTAATTAAAGAATGTACAGCTGAAGCAAAAAATAAAGAATCAGTAGAAAATGTAAAAAACATGGAAGATTTATATATAACTAAAGGAAAATTAAAAATTATTGCGCTGTTGTTGAATTTAGAAGCAACAACGGAGCATAATAGGGAAAACGAGGGTAGCAAACTTGAGTGGTCTTAGAGTTATTTTTGAATTTAAGTGCAAGAATAACCATGTTTCTGAGAAATTAGTTTCACGTGAAACATACACAATAGATTGTCCTCACTGTGATAGTAAGGCTAAAAGAATTATCTCTGCGGTTCGCTGTAGTCTTGAACCTGCAACTGGAAGTTTTCCAGGGGCAACTGAAAAGTGGTTGAAGATGCGTGACCAACAGATAGCATTAGAGCGTAAGGTAGCCGAACAATAGTCCAGTAGCTTAAAGAAGCGAATGGGTAGCTAAATAGGTCTTATGAGGTTTAATGATGGCGAAAATAATTGACCCAGTAAAGGTAGACGAAACGGATACAAGCCCTGTCTTGGAAGAATCTGATTCTACACAGAATGAGGTTCAGGAAAAGGTAGCAGAGTTACCGGAGCAATACCGAGATAAATCCCCTGCGGATTTGATAAAAATGCACCAAGAGCTTGAAAACAAGCTAGGTGAGCAGGGTTCAGAGCTAGGCAAACTTAGGTCTGCTGAATCTGAAGTTAAGGAATTGCGAAGGGTTGTAGACGATTTTGTTCTCAAACAGTCAACTGCCAAAGAAGAACCTGCTGAAGAGGCAGATTTTTTTGCTGACCCTGATAAAGCGGTTGCTGACAAGATTGCTAACCATCCTGCTATTAAGGAAGCGCAGCAAACAACTCAGCAAATAAAGCAAGATCAGGCTAGACAGCAATTGATGGAGAAGCACCCTGACGTTGGGGATATTGTTCAAGACACCAATTTTATTGATTGGGTTAAGAGCGATCCCATCAGGATTGAATTGCTACAAAGGGCAGACAGTCAGTTTGATACGGCTGCTGCTGATAACTTGTTAGGTCAGTGGAAACAGATCAAACAGGTTTCTGAGTCGGCAACCAGTTCTGAGAAAGTAGCTTCCAAGGAGACTTTGAAAAAGGTTTCTACAGGTGGCGCAAAGGGTAGTAGTGAACCTCCTTCAAGAAAAATCTTCCGAAGAGCAGATATTATTAATCTTATGAAGACTGACATTAAACGCTACCAAAGCATGGAGCCTGAAATTAGACAGGCATATGCCGAGGGTAGAGTAAGGTAAAAGGTAACTACTATGGCTAATGAAACTTCAGGTGCTTATTTTACAGCTAATGCTGCTGTAGATAAGACTGCTGCTGATAAATTCATTCCTGAAATATGGAGTGACGAAGTGATTGCGAGCTACGAGAAAAATCTCAAGATGGCTCCACTTGTTAAAACCCTTAACTTTTCAGGTTCTAAGGGTGATGTAATTCATGTTCCTAAACCCACACGCGGAAGCGCAAACGCAAAGGCAGAAGCCACCGCTGTGACTATTCAAGCGAATCTTGAAAGCGAAATTACTGTTACTATTAACAGACATTTCGAGTATTCACGCTTGATTGAGGACATTGTTGAAGTACAGGCACAAGCGTCATTACGATCCTTCTACACTGATGATGCTGGCTATGCCCTAGCAAAGCAGGTAGATGATGATCTATTCCGCGCTGGTACTGGCTTTGGTTCAAGCACACTAGATATGACTGTCGTAATTGATGGCTCTACTGCTGCTGGTACTGCCTTTGAGAACGCAAACTCATTCTTTGTTGATGCTACTAACGGATTAACCGCGTATACAGACGATACTGTTGTAGCTGCTGATGTATTTACAGATGCAGGGTTTCGTGGATTAATCAAGAAAATGGATGATAATGACGTTCCTATGACGGATCGTTCGTTCATCATTCCTCCTACATTGCGATCTGCAATTATGGGTATTGATAGATATGTATCTGCTGACTTTACTTCACCTCAAACTGTCCAAAGCGGTTTGATTGGTCAAGTATACGGCATTGATATCTATGTTTCGTCAAACTGTCCTGTTATTGAGGATGCTGGCAGCAACTCTTCTGGTGCTAAAGATATTCGTGGTGCATATTTGATACACAAAGATGCCATCATGTTAGCCGAGCAGATGGCTGTTAGGTCACAGACTCAGTACAAACAAGAGCATTTATCAACACTTTATACTGCTGATACGCTCTATGGTGTACAGGCATATCGTCCAGAAGCGGGATTCATTCTCTGCGTTCCAGACGTATAAGATGAGGTACGGAAGGGGGGCTTTGCCCCCTTTCTTGCTTTATGGCGAAAGACCCAAAGCTCAAGAAAGCAGGAGTCTCTGGCTATAACAAGCCTAAGAGGACTCCAAATCACCCTACAAAAAGTCATGTTGTGGTCGCTAAAGTAGGCGATAAAACAAAGACAATTCGTTTCGGTCAACAGGGCGTTAAGGGTGCTGGTAAAAATCCGAAGACGAAAAAAGATAAAGCACGAAGAAAGTCTTATTATGCTAGGCATAATGCACAAGACTCGAATCCTTCTAAGTTAAGCGCAAGATATTGGTCACATAAAGTTAAGTGGTGATTTAAATGGCTACAATTAAAGTCAGAAGAAAATCGGGAGAACAGGCAGGTGATGTGCCTACTACTTCCAATATTGTTGCGTATGAAATAGCGCAAAATACTATAGACAAAAGATTATTTGGTAGGGATGGTAGTAATAATATCTTTGAGTTTGGTACTAATCCGACTTCTATAACTACTGGTGCTATTACGGCTACAGGGACAGTAACCGCTAATTCACAACTTGCTTCTTCAAATGCAGTATTAACAGGCGGTTCAGTTAATAACATGGTCATAGGAGCCTCTACTGCTGCGGCTATTACGGGTACTTTGATTACTGCTAACACTAATTTTGCGGGAAATATCACCGGAAATGTGACCGGAAATGTGACGGGAAATATTACCGGAAATACAACCGGAAACTTAACAGGTAATGTAACTGCGAGTTCTGGTACAAGTACATTCAACAACCTAGTTATTAACGGAACGGTAGACTTTAATACGGCTGTTCTAACTGACCTTGGAAGCCCAAGCAACGCTACAGACGCAGCCACTAAGGGGTATGTAGACACAGAGATAACTAACCTAATAGGTGGAGCACCTGGAGCATTAGATACGCTTAATGAGCTTGCTGCGGCCTTGAATGATGATGCTTCTTTTAACTCAACGATTACAACATCTATAGCGGCTAAACTGCCTTTGGCTGGCGGTACAATGACAGGTGCTATAGCGATGGGTAGTAACAAGATCACAGGGCTAACCAATGGTTCGGCTAGTGGTGATGCTGTCAACAAGGGTCAATTAGACACTATGTTACCTTTGGCGGGTGGCACAATGACGGGCAATATAGCTATCGGGTCTAATGTCATCACCT